TAAGGAGATTGATCTAAGCGATTTTAGAGAAATAGGTCGAATGAAGGCTGAAGCTGCGGCTCAAGCCCCTGCTCCTCTTCCAGTCAGTGAACCTGCTCCTGCAGCTGAAACCCCTGATGAAGAAGGTCCTGGATTTTTTGATCGACTTGGGCAAGCTCTTCTAGATCCATCAAGTTATGGAAATGCCCTAGACAAACCATATAACGCACTAGGCAGAAAACCTCCAGAGCCTACAGATGATCTTTACAGGCTGGCAATGGAAGTCAAGCCTGAGCCTAAAGAAGATGGCATTATCACCGAAATCGGCACAAACATTAAGAATGCACTTGATTATCCTGCCGATAAAGCCAATGAGTTGTTTGATCAAGTTGTTGACAGAGTTGATGAAGCCTTGCCAGGGGATAACCCTTTAAAAGACGCAGTTAATTTTCTAGATGAAAATGTCTTTCGTTCTGCTGATGAGCAGCGTGAAGCATATCTAAGTAACCCTGTTGGTTCTGTTATCGCAGGTGGTGCTGAGGGTATTGAAGGCGGCTTTATGATTCCTCTGACTGTGGCTGGAGCTATTGCTAACCAGAACACAGATCCATGGTCTGATCCCCCTGAAATGATGAAGGGGAATTTGGCTGCAGAGGCTTCTTTTGAAGTTATGCAGATCCTAACTCCAACACTTCTTGGTGGAGCCATTGTAGGCCCTACAGGCGGCTCTTTAGCTATGTCTGGTGGTTTGACTGGTTTGCTCGGGGAAAGCGCCTTAGAGACGGCTACACAGGACTCTCCGGATGAAGTACTGCTTTCCCGCACCCTTGCCTATCACTTAGGTAAGGCATCAGATGCGTTAAACCCTGGAAGTGGAGAGCAACTTGTTACTGAACTGCTGAACGGTAGCCCTGCTTCGCAGGTGTACCTAACACTGTTGGGTATGTTCCAGAACATGGGTATCAATGTTTCACCTGATGCTATTCGTTATCTAATTAACAGACGTGCACAGCCTGCTGCTGAGATTGTTGAAGCAGCTGCTGCATCTGGCAAGAGTGTTGATGAAGTAGATGCTGCTGTTAATAACACCAGTAAACCTCAATACACTCCTGATGCAGAGCCATCTACATCTAGTGCAGCTACACCAGACAGCAGCGTTGCTGTAAGTCGAGGCATTCCTGATCCATGGGATGATTCTCCTCTGACATTTGAACCTGATACTTCCTTATCTCGGGAACTAGACGAACTGATTGAATTAGGTGGAGACCCTGATCAAGTTATGGCACTTGATCGTCGTCGAACTGCTGCAGCATTTGAACAGTTCTCCCAGAGTATCGCTGGTCGTACAGAAGAAGATGCCCTAAAACTTACTATCAAAAAACTTAATGGAGATATTGATTACGCACAAAACCGTATCAATCAAATCCAAGATCTACTTGTACGTGGTGCAGATGAGGGCTTCGTAGATGAAACCTCTCAAAGGCATTGGAATCGTCTTCTTGAAGAAGAGCAAGCTAATGTAACTAAGCTGCAGCAAAAGCTTGGTGAGGTTTCTAATGAACTTGAAATTCTGAAAGCTCCTGTTGTTGCTGAAGATGCAATGACAGCTGAAATGAGTTTCCGTCAGACTGCTGATGCTCCTACTACCCTTATTAAACAGGATGGCGATCTTAAGTCTGTTGATCCCAATGTTTTTGCAGTCGGAGATGATGCTCTAGGCCGTGCTACTCGTCGTTATTTCTTTAATATCGATACCTGGGCTGTCAGCAATTTTGCTAAACAAGGTATTGAGAAAGCTGGTGAATATTACCGTAAGCTTGGACTAGCAGCTCCTGAGCGCCTTCGTATTGCTGCTCGTGCTGCTAATTGGTACAACAAGAACCGCGATGTTTTCTTGCGTGGTCTTGACGGTGAATCTGATCAATTCGATAGTTTTCTTCAGTCTTTTTACACAGATATGACGGAAACAGTTCCGGGTTATATGCGGAACTACAAAAAGCCTAATTACGGTAAAAAGACAACTGCAAAGAAGATTAAAGAGTTTAAAATGACCGATGCGTCTGGCACAATTGTTGCTGGATTTATTGGTGAAGAGCTTGGTACCCGTATTCAAAAAGCTGCTCTAATTGTATCTAACCTGCAAAACTCAGGTATGAATACTGACATTGCTATGCGTCAGTTTATTCGTTTAGTTCAGCTGGGTGAAAACTTCTTTGTTCCTGCTCGTAAGGCGGCTCGTGCTGCTAGCCAAGGATTGGCAGTGCGGCAAAAAAATCTTCAACAAAAAGCATTTGATATGCTTGGAAATTTTGAAGACAACATTGCTAATCTGCTTAATAAATCAGGTAAGGCAGAAAAAGAAGCTTTGCTTGAAACTATTGTTGAAACTTCTAACCTCAATAAGCTTTTCAGAAAAGCGAAGAATGGTGACGCACAGTCTAAGCAATTGCTTGATGCTGTTGTAAACCAGCTTGCTTACTCTGATCCTTCGACCATGTTGACTAGCCTTAAGTTGGCTATGGATACGCTTCCGAAGGCACAACGGGCCATGACTAGTCGTGGTATTAAGCAATTGTTCTACGCAATGATGCTTACACGTGGTACAACCCAAGCTGCAGCTTTTGCTGTTACTGCTAGTCGGATGATTTTAGAACCTCTGATTGGCGGTCTTACGGCAGCAGCTGGTGATGCCCTTAAACTTGATTTTGTAAAGGCATCTGAAAAAGCTCTAGTCTCTGTCGCTCAGTTTGCTGGTGGTTGGGGAAATGCTAGTGCATCAATGTCTGCATTCCGCAGAGCATTTAAAGAAAACGTCGCTATTAACAGTGGTGAACGTGTTGCTATCGGACAAGATCCTTACAACTTAGCTGTTCAGTCTTCTAAAGCTAAAGTTACCTATCAAGCTAGGTTGCTTGAAATTGCTAAAAACGAAGAAGGACCTTTGGCACAATTTGCTGCATGGTCTCAGTGGAATCTTCAAAGGCTTGCATTCAACCCATACATTAACTATGGACCTCGTTTGCTCCAAGCACAAGATGAAGGGTTCAAGGTAATGCGTGCAGCTCAGGTTGCTCAGGGTGACGCTATGTATCGTGCTTTCCACGATGGCGCTCTTGATAAACTTGAAGAGTATTCTCGCCAATCATTTAAAACTGTATTTTCAGATGGTGTTGAAAACGGAAGAATTCGCACTGACACTGATATAGGTCAATTTGCTCTTGATTCGTCTCGGCGCATAACTTTCCAACGTGCTTTGCCGGACCTAGAAGATGCAAATTTTGCAGACAAACTTTTTATTGCTTTGGAAGGTGCTGCTGAAACAAGTGCAATCGCTAAATACTTCAATCCATTTGTTCGGATGGGATGGGATGTAACTTCCCAAACCTTTGAGTCACTACCTGGCTTGAATGTAGTTTACAGCCGTCATTTTGGTAGGAAAGCACGGAAAATTATTGACGCAGCTAATGCCCCAAATGCAACTGCAGTTGATAAAGCTCGTTTGCTTGAACTTGAATCAGGTTATGCAGCTGCAAACTTAGTCGGCGCTGGAGCGGTGTGGTTCTCTTGGCAAGGCTTAATGACTGGATCGCAAGGTGACGATAATCGTCCACGTGATTCCTTCATTATCCCTCTTGGCAATGGAAATAGCATGGCTGTTGATTTCAGTCGTTTTGAACCCTATGCCACATGGATGCGTGTCATTTCTGACAGTGTAAATTCTTACCGCAGAGGTGCTATGTCACGTGGTGAGTACGACAAAGCTATTACTGGCATTGTTGGTTCAATGGCTCAATCTACGCTCGACAAGAATATTTTGGCTGGTGTTGTTGACATGACTGAAATCTTTAATTACCAAAACTGGAATGGTGGTTCAATCCATACCATTGTCTCTAGTTTTGTTGGTTTTAGTCCTGCAATCGTCCGTGCTCTTGGCCAAGCCTGGGAACCTTACGGCAAGATTTCCTATCAACGAGACGACATTCTCGGCAATACAGCTGCTGCAACAGTGAACCGTCGAATTCTTGGCGGAGCTGGATTACCCGAAAAAATTAACCCGTTCCTTGGTGAACCTGAATATAAAGTTGCTGTAGGAGATGATGCAGGAATTGAGCAAGCGCGGCTTGGAATGATCTTGCAGGAATTCCTTCCTTTTAAAACTGCCAATGTTGTTAACTCTGACAGTGAAATTTACAGCTTCTTTGACAAAGTAGGCTTTGTTTGGAACCACAACAAATATATGCTTCAAGTAGAAGGAGCTCCACTCGACAAAGATCAGCAGAGGCAACTTGGTATCGACATGTTCGAGGTTGCTAAAGCAGATGAGATGATGCTCCGTTTTATCAAAGGTGAAGGAAACAGACTCTATAAGCTATACCGCAAAGCCCTTGAAAAAGAAGGCAATGCAATCCTGCCCGGTGATGCATCTAGATCCAGTGGATCAAATGCTTCTGTCTATTTGCAAGCAATCCGTAATGGCATTACAAACGTCATTAACAAGGCCAAAATCAGAGCTATGCGTGAAGGGCAACTTAGGTTCGATACTAACCTTATTGAACAACTAGAACGCAACATTCAAGAACGTGGTCTGGTTTCTACAGGTCCTGGTTCATCTGAGTGGAAAGGTCTATATGAAACTGCTGCTCAAATTGCAGCATCCAATGAACTACCCGACGAAGTACAAACTATCCTTGACATTGCATAATGGCTGCAAACACATGTAACCAACCTCCGTTTAATGGTAATGGAACGGGGGCTGAGGCCGACTACGTGTTCGGCTTTGAATATATCAACAGGGCCGATGTGGAGGTGTACGTCGGTGAGCCTGGAAACTGGACCCAATTTACTGAAGGTAATGCGGGTACAGCAAATCAATATCAGTGGCAAAACGACACTACTATTCGCCTCAATGCTGCTACTGGAGTTAATAATGTTCTGATTACTAGGGAAACAGATCGCTGTGACCCTGTTGTTGAGTTTGCTGCAGGCACTTCAATTCGTGCTCAGGATCTCAACGACAACCAGGATCAGATGTTGTTCTTGATCCAAGAGATGTCAAATACCCTCTCTGAGATGGGTGTTGATCAACCTCCTGGAGCTGATGGTCTCGAACTTGCGAACCTCCAAGATGTCAATATTACTACCACTAATAGCAATCGCTGGTTACGCTGGAATTCCACTAGCGAGGAATGGGAAGATCGACCTATTCTTGAAGATGGTGAAGCTTGGGTTGCTGATGACAATCATGTTGTAACGTCCGAAGCTGGTGATGATCGCTGGTTACAAGGTGGCGGCGGCGGCGGTGGCACCCTCACTGGTGGAGATGGTATTAATGTCAACGGTTCTACTGTCTCTGTCGATTTAGCAGATCCCAGTGGTCTTGAATTTAATAACGCTGAGCTACGCGTCGATGCTAACAATGGCTGTGAGATTGTTGCTGCTGGTCTAAACGCTGAGACTACTGCTGCCTCCATCGTACAGACAGCCGGAACAGACGCTGACCCTGCTATTCGTATTGCTACTACTCTTGGTGCTACTACCACTAACACCGACTTGGCTATTGTTGGTGGTGCTAATACTACTGTTACCAGAGACAATAATGGCCAACTGACCATTGCATCTTCTGGCGGTACTGGCATTACCTATCGAGGTCAGGTTGATATTACTGATTCAGCAGACCGTCCGACTGACTCTAATGTCAACGACTTCTATGCTGTTGAAACCACAGGTCAGATGCACGCGGATTGGCAGGCTGTTATTACAGGCGCTGCTACTACCGCAAATGCTGGTGACCTTTTACAGACAACTACAGCTGCTGATGGTACAGCTGCTGATGCACGTTATACATTAATTCAATCTGGTACTGCTGTACCTGCTGCAGACACTCCTGCCTTACAAGCTGTCACTACTGAAGGCAATACCAGTAGCAACAATATCTTGCTTCAAACTGGTGACCCTGCTGTTACTAACACTAGCCTAAATGCTAATGGTAGTGCTGTCTTTAACGAACAAGGTGCCTCAGTTAACTTCCGAGTAGAATCAGATGCTCAAACACATATGTTGTTTGTCGATGGTACTAACAATCGAGTAGGTATTCAAACTGACTCACCAATAGCACCATTTAGTGTAGATGACAGGGTTGTAATTCAAGATGGAGCAAATGTAATCCATGATTTGGGAAGTAATGGAAATGCCACATTTAACGAACAAGGTGCTGCGGCTAATTTCCGAGTTGAATCGAATGACAACGCAAACATGGTGTTTGTTGATGGTTCTAACAACCGTGTTGGTATTGGCCATAATGCACCTGGTGCTCCATTAGATGTTAGTGGCGACATCCATGTTCGTGATGCAACTGGTGTTCAACATTTTATACAACCTGCCGGTAACACTATTTTTAATGACCGAGGTTTGAATGTTGACTTCCGTGTTGAATCGGATAACAACGCGAATATGTTCTTTGTTGATGGTGGTCAGGACCGTGTAGGTATTGGTACTGTCACTCCAGCAACTACATTTGAAGTTGAAGGTATTACTACACTTGATGGTCAAGTCCTAGTCGATCAAAACGCTATTACTGCTGGTGCTGGTAACTGGAACCTGCAAAACGGTAACTTCTGGACATTAGCTGGAATTACTGTACCTGTGCCAACAAACATGGAAGCTGGTATGAGCGGTTTGATTGTTAATACTGCAGCTGCTACTTGGCCTGCTGCTGGTGGTGCAACCTTCCAATACGCTGCTAATACTCCCCCTAATATCACTGAATTCCCTGCTGTTATCCCGTTCTATTGTACGAATAACACAACAATCTTTATTGGCACACCCACAGTAAACATCGTATAACATGCCTAATACTAATTTTTGGTTCTCCTCTGGCGCTGCTGGCGGCGGGGGAGACCCTGGAGAACCTATTGATCAGAGTGTGCGGTTTGCTGCTGATTCCGTGCTGCACAGAGATTTTAGTTCTGCAGCAACATCAAACACTACTGGTACGTTTTCCTTTTGGGTTAAAAAAGCTAAACCAACAGGTGAGCAATCCCTTGTTATGCGAGACAACAACCATTGGTTTGCTGCTTTCACCAGTACTAGTGAATTTGCTGCACGCCGAACTGGTGCAGGTTATAGCAACTTTGGCAGTGCCAAATATAGAGATCCGACTGCCTGGTATCACTTTGTTGTCAGCATTAACAACAATACCGCTACTGCTTGGGTCAATGGCACTCAAATCTCAACAACCGTAACAACAGACGATATTTTTACCGCCGATACTAACTCAGTTAGGATTGGTTCAGAGTCAACTACCGCAGCATCTTCTAATCTTGATGGTTATCTAGCAGAGTTTATTTTTGTTGATGGTCAAGCTTTAGATGAGGAAGATTTTGGAAGGTTCAACGAAGACGGTGTATGGGTTCCAATTGAATACGAGGGCACTTTTGGCAACAATGGCTATCATCTAGACTTTGCAGACAGCTCTAATCCTGGCAATGATGTAAGCGGTAATAATAACGATTTTACCGCAGTTGGTATTGACACCGAGGATGTAAATCCCTTTCTTAGTCAATTTACAGCGACTGTAGGATCATTTGTAACTGATAAAGCACTTGCTTTTGACGGTGATACAAGCACAAGATGTTTTGGAGACGGCAACGGTACTTTTCGATTTGCGCCAGACCCTGCAATTCCATTTGACAGTTTAAGAATTTTTAGTGTTGGTGGCACTACAACTACATTCAATTGGGATGGTAATAGTACTGTTGCAAATACTGCTAGTGGTGATTGGCGGTCTCTAAATACTGGTGGTTCTGGTGGTTCTATTAGTACCACAGATCCTCTGACAATTGTTGGCAGTGGTGGTGGGCGTCCAGAAATGAATGCTTTAGAAGTTACTGTTAATGGTGTTGCAACTATTATTACATCAGCTATCACAAACGACGTTGATTTTGAAGATACGCCGACGAGTAATTATGCAACATACAATCCAATTGTAAATAACGACCCTCCAACTCTTGCTGGAGCTAATCTGGATGCAACAGAGGTAAACAACGGTCTTGTTTGGTCTACACAAGAATTACCAAACGAGCATCTTTATGCTGAGTTTATTCGAGATGGTGCTTCAGATCGATTTGCTGCGGGCGTTGGAAATGCAGACGATGGTTTTGAAGTAGGTGCTGCTAACGATAACGATTATGCGTTTATGATTGTTTATTCTGAATTTGGCGGCAACAACAGCATTTTCAATGAAAACACAACAGCTACTCAAACCGGATTAACTGCTTATAGCACTGGCGATGTTCTTGGTGTTGAGTGGAGAGGTGATTTAGCTACTCGACAAGTTAATTTCTACATAAATGGAACACAAGTAGGCAACTCAGAAAACGTGGCCGCTGGAGGAAATTACCATTTTGCAGTGCAACGTGCAGGTGGTAGCAATCCTCCAGAAGTACTGGCAAATTTTGGGCAAATGCCATTTATACATGCACCCGCTGGCGTAACTAACACTGCCAACGGAATGCAAACCAACAACCTGCCTGAGCCAACGATTAAAAATGGCAGTGATCATTTTCGTACTTTAACTGGCAGTGGTGCAAACATTCTCGCTATTGCACAAGGCACAAACACCAACGGAACTAACTGGAACCCGGACGTAAATACAGGATTTACAAACGGATTATGGTGGATTAAAGACCGTATTACCGGCAACCATAATGCAGGCACTCAAAACCAACTTGTTGACAGCGTAAGGGGTTCCAATCTTGCGGTTACTTCACCTAATACCCAAGCTGAACTTGCTTTTACAACGCCATCTAACAACTCTGTTGCTTGGTGCTGGAACGCAGGCGGTGCTGCTTCAACTAACACTGATGGCACAAACTCAAACACCGTAAATGTTGCTGCAAATCGAGATGCAGGTTTTAGCATTGTCACCTATGAAGGAGAAGCTAACAACAGTCCCAACACTATTGGGCATGGATTAAATGCAATTCCTGAATGTATATTAGTTAAGCGACGCGACGTTCAAGATAACTGGGCCTTTTATCACGTCAGTTTAGGTAACGACAGGTCTATGGAGTTGCATGACCCCGGACCTCAAAGTTCATCATCTTCAGCTTTTTGGAACAGTACAACGCCAACAAGTACAGTTTTTAGCGTTGGAAACGGTGGGGCAACTAATGAAGCTGGTGGAGATTATGTAGCTTACGTTTGGGCGCCAAAAGAAGGGTATTCAAAATTCAGTTCGTATGTCGGAAACTTAAATCAAAACTCCGGAGATGATGGCCCGTTTGTATACCTGGGTTTCCGTCCAGCGTTTGTTCTCTTTAAGTGCGCTACTAACACAGAAAACTGGCAAATTTTTGACTCTGTTCGTAATACTGCTAATCCTGTTAACACTAATTTGTCACCAAACGGTACCTCTGAAGAAGGTACATCCAGTGCTTTTGATATGGATTTTCTTGCTAACGGGTTTAAATTAAGAAATAGCAATGCTAATTTAAACACGCTTAACAATACGTTTGTATACATGGCTTTTGCTGAATCGCCTTTCGGAGGCGACAACACTCCACCTTCCAATGCACGATAATTATGTTTTACATAGATGATCAAGGTACACGTTATAGGCGTGGCAAACCTTTTAATTACAATGGTTACTATTACGGCACTGCACTAGCCACTGACGATCAATTTGAAGAATTAGGTTTTCGACCAGTTATCGTTGAAAAAGCTCCAGATGGTCGTTTTTGGTGTTTTAGTGGACCTGATAATAATGGTCAATTTTCTAAAACTGCAAGAGAGCTTGATGCTGTTAAAGCTGAATTTATCAAATCTGAACAAAAACAAGCTTATGACTTGCTTTCAATTACAGATTGGTATGTAACACGCCAGCAAGAAATTAATGAAGCAATTCCTGCTTCTATTACTTCTTATCGAGCTTCAGTTCGCTCTATTTGTGATCAACGTAGAAACTTGATTAATGCTTGTTCTACTATTGAAAGTCTTGAAGCTTTAATCAACGAACCTTTGCAACTTTACAATATGGAGCAAGAGGTTTATTACGCTAATCCAGATGCTTTGCCTTCCTATCCCAATATAGAGGATTTCAATGAAGAAGAAAGCAACTGAAGATCAATTTAACGAACTGCATAATCTGGTTACCAAAGAGTTCCTTGCCCGTATTAAATCGGGTGAGGCCTCTACGGCTGACCTAAAAGCAGCTTGTGATTGGTTAAAAACTAATGACATCTCTGGTGTCGCTTACGAAGGTAATCCCCTAGATAAGCTTGCAACGCTTATGCCGAAAGTAGACCCAGAACTAGTACAACAACGTCTTTATGGCTCCTCGAAAAACTAAGAGCCCTGGTAAAACTACCCGTTACTACAGGCGAAACCCAGACAAATACAAAGAAAAACTTGCTAACGATACTAAAGAAAATAAATCCAAAAAGGATCGTAAGTATCGTGCTCAACTTGCCATGAAACGGCGTCAAGCCGGACGCATGGGTAAGGGAGGCAAGGATATGTGTCACACCAAAAACGGTATCGTCCCTTGCGATGCCAAACAAAATCGTGCAGATGGAGCACGTAAAAAAGCCAAACTAGCTAGACGGAGAAAGAAGCGTTGAACACTATTGAAGATCTGCTACGCCGTTTAAAGCGTAGAGAAAACTTGCAAATTGTTCCACTTAGTAGAGCAAAATCTAGGGATGACTATGGCACGCCTAGCGCAAGCGAACCGAGCCGTGACCCCAGACTTCCCACTATTCCTGGTACTGCAGATCGTATGCCTGGTCTCAGTTTTGGAGATAAAGACAGACAAGACGACCTGCGAAGTGGCGAAAAGTATTTTCGTAAACAATTGCAGATGTTTTATAAAAAACTGGAGGGTATTATTTAGTGCCTCCGTTGCTTCCTAATCCTGATTACTACATTGCAAACCTAATAACCATGACATCCTCTGAAGCAACCCGTCTTTGGAGGCGGGCTATTAAAGAGTCCTTTGACTGTACATGTGTTTATTGTGGAGAATTTTATGATTACAATGACCTTACTATCGATCACGTCCACCCTCGTTCAAGAGGTGGTGAAACTATATCGTCAAACTGTGTACCAGCCTGCCGCAGTTGTAATCAGAGTAAAGGAAGCGAAAATTGGGAAGATTGGATGCTAGCTAGATTTGGTCTTCATCCAGATCGTAAACAACGAATTTTAGATCACATTAATCAGAATTATGCCTACTAATCGATACGGCAACAGGAAACCAACTAAGGATGGTCAAAGCCGTGAAATGCGGCAGCGTATGGCAGAAGGACGGCGTGCTCGTGGTGAGCGTGGTATCCGCTCCGCACCCTCACAAGGGCGTCAAGTTACCACTAACTACACAAGCAACAACGTCAATTCATTACGTGGAATGGCACGTGATGCTTTGAAAATGCTGACTCGTCTTGGAGTTGCTGCTTCTGTTTTTGAACCACAACCTGCTGGTGGATCTTTAAGTTCTCAAGGAATTTACCCAGGTTACGAAAAGATTGGTCCTCAAGTTCCTCAACGGTTGTTTGATGAAGCTAAAGAAGCGCGTCGAGCTGAACTTGCTATGTCCTTTGACCGTGCGTTTGCTGCCGCACGTCGAGCTGGCAAACAAACATTTGAATGGAGAGACAAACTCTATACAACTGAATTAGCAGATGATTGATCCTAGAACGGCCCTTCGGGGCCTTTTAAAAATCCTAAGCGGAGGGAATCGAGATACTACTAAAGGTGAAGGTTCAAACTCTTTGTCTATTAATACCGCTTCAGCTGCTTCTAACAAACCTGTAATTAAAGACATCTACAACATCACTCCTGACCGAGCTAAGGAGTGGTATAAATCGTTGTTGGTGGACCCTTATAAAAATACGCAGAGACTTACCTCGGATGTATCAGTATCTTCTCTTGAAACACCTGACACTGCTTATCGCGTTGATAAAACACGATATACCGGTGGTGCCAAACCCTTGCATGCCATTGAGTTTGGTATGCCTGGATCAGACGGCACTCTGAGTTATAACCGAGACCGTGCTCAATTTATGAAAGCTAAAGCTGAACCTGGAACAGAACTTAGGTTTCAGCAAGATTACAATGACAGGTTGCGTCGTAATGCATTGAAAGCAATGCTTGGCCGTCAAATTGATGATATTCGGCCTGGCAGTTCATTGCGTGTTAGTGCTTACGATTCTGATAAAGGTGGAGCTAATCGTGAAGCATTGTACTCCCGTGGTACTAAAGGTGCCTTAGCTTTTAAAGATGGAGTTGCACGAGCAAGACGTGAAGGTAGAAACACTTGGACTAACATATTTGGTGAAAAGGTTACCTTTGATCCCAAAGATCTTAAAAAACCTCTCAAAGATATGAGCAAGCAATTTATTACACGTTATATGCTCAGAATGATGCGTATCAATCCAGTCGTTAACGCAATAATGACAGGTGCAGATCTTGGTCAATACATGAATGAGAATTTAGAACCCACTGGTTTCCGCAGTGGCAGAGGCGAAGGTCGTAGTGCATTAAACGATAGCTAATTGATACCTAGAAGGCTCTAGAAGGCGTCTCCACCCCGCTTTACTTATATATCCCTATGAATGATGTTTTAACGGCCTTACAGGGCGATTTTAAGCTGTTTCTGCAGGCCCTGTGGTCACAACTCGATTTACCCTCTCCGACGAGAGCACAATATGCAATCGCTGATTATTTACAACATGGTCCTAAGCGTCTTCAAATCCAAGCCTTTCGTGGCGTCGGTAAGTCTTGGATCACTGGTGCTTTTATTCTCTGGACTCTATTTAATAATCCTGAAAAGAAAATAATGGTGATTTCGGCTTCTAAAGAAAGAGCCGACAACATGTCCATCTTTTTACAGAAACTAATTATTGAAACACCATGGCTGAATCATTTGAGGCCCAAGAGCGACGACGCGAGATGGAGTCGCATCAGTTTCGACGTGAACTGTTCTCCGCACCAAGCCCCATCGGTGAAGAGCGTTGGCATTACGGGTCAGCTTACTGGGAGCCGTGCCGACTTAATGGTACTGGACGATGTAGAAGTTCCTGGTAACAGCCTCACTGAATTGATGAGGGAAAAATTATTACAACTCTGCACTGAAGCAGAATCCATCCTTACACCTAAACATGATTCCAGAATTTGCTTTCTTGGTACTCCTCAGACTTCCTTTACCGTCTACAGGAAGCTCGCAGAGCGCAACTATAAGCCTTTTGTCTGGCCCGCTAGATACCCCCGCAACATTGGTGACTACGACGACAACTTGGCCCCCCAAATTCAAGAAGATCTTGATATGGGATCTGAACCATGGGGACTCACAGATGGAGAAAGATTCTCTGAAGAAGACCTCCTAGAACGTGAAGCAGCCATGGGTCGTAGCAACTTTATGTTGCAGTTCATGCTCAATACGACCCTTAGTGATGCAACAAAATTCCCGCTTAAAATGGCTGACCTTGTTGTCACCTCTGTTAACCCTACCTCTGCTCCTGATGCTGTCGTCTGGTGCTCAGACCCGCAGAACGTCATCAAGGAGCTCCCAACTGTTGGCCTTCCAGGAGATTATTTCTACTCTCCGATGCAGCTCCAAGGCGAATGGGGTCCTTACACCGAAACAATCTGCTCGGTTGATCCGTCGGGTAGAGGCTCGGATGAGACAGCAGCAGCTTTTATATCCCAGCGAAACGGTTTCCTGTACCTGCATGAAATGCGTGCATATCACGATGGATACAGCGACAATACACTCTTGGACATCCTCCGGGGATGTAAAAAGTATGGAGTTTCCAAGCTCCTTATTGAATCAAACTTCGGGGATGGAATCGTTTCTGAACTCTTCCGAAAACATCTTCAACAAGGAAAACTAAACATAGACATTGAAGAAACACGGGCTAATGTCCGTAAAGAAGACAGAATCATTGATGCCCTTGAACCTGTCCTTAATCAGCATCGATTGGTGATAGACCGTAGCGTCATTGAATGGGATTACAAATCTAATCAAGATTTCCCACCAGAAGAACGTCTTGGTTACATGCTCTTTGCTCAAATGTCAAAAATGTGCAGAGAGAAAGGTGCCATTAAACATGACGACAGATTAGATTGCTTAGCTCAAGGCGTTAAATACTACACAGAT